CCCCGTCAGTTTTGCGCGCCAACGACCGCACCACCTGGTACGGGAGCGTGCCCAGGGTAACGCCAACCACGCGCCCCTGGTCCCCGTTGGAAGCCAGGGCCGCGAGCGGCGCCTCGGTCATCAGCGCTACCACCCGAGCGACGGTGGGTGGTAAGAACCTCAACTGCTCGAGAACTCCGGCGCTGGCTAGCGCCGGCAGCTCCAGCAGCCTGTCGTACGACAGCCTGAGGTCCAGCCGTATCTTGGCCTTGTGCCACGTCACCTCGGACCGCCCCTCGACCTCTGGTGATGATGCATCCTGCATCAGGTCCTGGAGCCGTTGCCCGAGGTCGGATCGACGCCCGCCGATAGCCTCAACAGCAGTTTTGAGTCCCCCTTGCATGGCGGCCTCGGTCGCGTAGTAGTGTCTTAAGCGCGCCCGCTTGCGTCTCACGCGTCGCGTTGCGATGTGGACGGTGACCTCGGCGCCGCTGTCCCCTACGCGAACCGGTGTGCCCATGACGCTCGCACGATGCATGAGGGTCTTGAAACAGTCGGCCAGAGGTAGCCCGGTCCTCCGGGCCATTGACGGGGCGACAGCGCGGGCAACCATCACCGGATCGGCACCGCGGTTAGCCATCGTCCACGTGGCGCCCACGTAGTTCTCGGCGGCAGCGGCGACCTCTACATGCCCGGCCTTGACCCAGTCACCGCTCACCAGCGACGCCACGCTACGCGCCAGGTAGCCCTGCGTGTATGGCACGCCCTTCCAGGCCAGAGTCCGCAGGAACTCAACCCGGTCCCGGGACACGAGCTGCTTGCTGCGCTGCAGCCTCAGGCCCATGTCGGTCAAGGCGTTGACCCACTGCCACGCCTGGCTCTCGCTGGCGGCGTAACAGCACACGTCGTCGCCAACGCACCACACCAACCCGTCTCTGCCCACTCCCGCCATCTCGAGGTAGGCGCGGTTCAGCACCGTGTTGACGAAGGTGGTGGCCCGGTGCCCGCTCGGTAAAGTCCCGGCCCAAGGGAGCCAACCGCCAGCGTCGCGGAGCCGCATCCTGTGGAAGCTCAGTGCGGCGCGATGCGCAGCCTCGCCCACGTACGGCGCCAGGCATTGGAACACTAGAGCCATAGCCTCTGTTGTGTGCTGGGAGTTGAAGTCGTCGAAGTCGGCCATGAGGGCAGTCGCGTTACCTGGCCACTGGTCTCTCAGGGCGCCGGCGCCGTGCAGCTGCCACTGAGGCTGTAGTATGGCCTCCCTGTTGGCCCACGATCGCTCGATGGGCCCGAGGAGCCACTGAAAGAAGAAGTACGAAGCCGTGTCGCATGAGTACAGGGGGCGCGACTTCCCGTGCTCGAGCTTCTCTGACTTCGTGATGTAAACCCTGGCGTCCCAAGAATTCGGGTCGAACTCCCGCACGGCCTCGGCAAAAGCGCGCCTGCCAACGCGACCCTCGCCTATATCCGCGTGATACTGCTCATCGACCCACCTAGCATGTGCCCCGTTTTTGCACCAGAACCAGCGGCTTGCCCACCAGCTCCTCGGCTCCTCGAGCGGCACTGGCCCGAAG